TCCCTGAGCGTGTTTTGATAGGCATCGGTGCTGCCCAGCGTGCGGTTGCCGAGGCCGGTCAAATAGGAACCGTAGCGATTGCCGGTGTCGGCCGCCTCGCGCGCGTAGTCGGTCAGATAGCTGCCGTACTGGTTGCCGGCCCCGATTACGTTGCCGGCGGCATCTCTCAGATACGAGCCGTACTGATTGCCGGCGTTGACCGCGTCGCCGGCGGCGCCGGTCAAATACGAGCCGTAGCGGTTGCCGGCGTCTACCGCGCCAGCGCCGTAATCGCTCGTCTGATCGGCGTATTTCTGGCCGACCCCGGGGGCGCGCGAGGCGATGTCGGAGAGGTTCGAGGCGTAGCCCTCGGCGGTGGATTGGGAGCGGTCGGCGATGTCCGACAGGCCGCTCGAGTAGCCGGTCATATTCAACTGGGTCGGGGTCTGCCCCTTGCCCATGTTCCACAGGTCCCAGTACACGGGGCTGTTGGTGACCCCGAGCCCGCCTGACACCGCGTTGTTCCACGCGCCGTAGCTCACTGGCGCCGTCGTCTGGGCGAGGTTCGACCCGCTCCCGAGGTAATTGCCGTAGGCGGCGGTTAGATTGGGGTCCTCGTAGTTGGTGGAGCCCTGGCCGTATTGGGTCTCCGCTTTGTCCCAGAGCCGCGTCAGATAATCGGCGTTGTATGGGGTGCTCGTGGACGTTGTGGTGTTGGTGCCGACTTTCGTGGGACCGGATGACATCGGGTTAATCCCTTAAATCTCGCACGCAGACGCTGTCGACCTCGGCGGCGTCACAGGCTTTGGCCCAGCCGCGCCGCCCGGTCGAGCTGATCGCATCGCAATTGAGCTCGCGCCCGAGTGCCTCGAAATGCCGCGTTGCAGGCGATAGCCACTCGCGCATGCGGGTGCCGGCGGCGAATTTCATCTCGAGGACCTTGCGGCGCGGGTACTGCTGCGCCTTGCACACGACGACCGCGACCAATTCGTCGTTGATCTCTATGATCCACAGCAGCATGTCCGCCGCGAGCACTAGCATTAAGACATCGACCGGCTCGTAGCAGCGGCTGCGCTCGCAGGCCGCGCTGAGGATCGGCGCGATCTCGTGCCACCGCCTGGTCAATTCGTCGGGATCGGGCCGGCGGATGACGACGGTGGACGAGGGTCCACCGGGCTCAGGCAACGAGCAGGCTGAAACGCCGGTCGGTGGCGGGGTCGGGGTTGTGGTGGATGGTGGCGGTGCCCTGTCCGAGCTCGACCCATAGACCTGTCGCAGCCGCAGCGGTTGCGCTGGTCGGCGTGAGGTGTAAGGACGCGTAGGGCGAGATCGATTCATTATATATCGGGGTCGTGGCGGCGTTGGCGGTCAGGGTGACCTGGGCCACGTTGGCCCGGCGCAACAGGTGGTTGAGCTTCTCGGCGATCATCCGCAGCCACAACCGCTCCTGGCCCGGCGCCATCTGGGTCGGCGCCGGCGGGATGTACGAGTTCACCTTCGCCGGCCGGCTGCTGTTGCGGCGACCTCGATGCCTTGCATGTGGCGGTACACCGTTCCAGCCGGGCGGCGCAGGCGGAATCGGACGTAGCGACCGGCCGAGCGCTGCGGGCAGTTGCCCAGGATGTCGACCGGGATCTCCGCGTCCCAGACAACCTCGTCTGTCGGCACGTCCCGCGTCGAGAGCGTGATTGTGACTTGGTTGGCGTCGCCATCGACAATCGGCCGGGTGCTGGTCACCAGCGCCTTGCGACCCGCGAAGAGTTGCCGGTCGCCGGTCACGATTTCGCAATCCATCACGGGGCCGCTGAAGCTGTGCATTTGATGGTTGCTAGCGAACGCGACCACGCGAAAAATCCGGTCGCCGCTGTCGCGGTCGCTGACCCACTCGATTGGGGTTTCGGTCAGATCGACCACGGTGGCGCGACCCAATTCCCAGTTGTACGTCAAGAGGCGGTTGTAGCGGCCGGTGAAGCCTGACGTGCGATAGGCCCACATCGCCAACCTGCGCTGCGGGTCGACCACCGCCTGCACGTCATGGATCGCGCTCTCGTCGACGGTCAAATAGAACATCCGGTCGAATTTCTGCGCGCCGATCGCGCTGGCAGAGCTACCGTCGTAGGCGTAAAAACCATCGGTTGAGAGATAGAGCGCAAAAAAACCAGAACCGCGCTGCGTCGAAATCGGCGCCACCGCAACCGCTTTAGGCGACAAGGTCCCGGGAGCGCCGGAGCTTGGGATGAATTCGAAGATGACCGGCGAGCCGACGTAGGAAATCCGATAAATGCCCCAGGACGCGAAGATCGCGCCGTCCGATCCGCCGAACCCGGCCCCGAAAACGCCCTGGATCGGCCCGAGATCGGTCTGCTCGAGGTCGGATGAGTCGCTCTGCACCTGTACCGCCGCGTCGGTGCCCGGCGTCGGCCAGGACAGCGGATTGCCGACCGCGCTCCACTGCACCCGCTGCGGCAGACCGTCCGCCGCCATATTGGCCAAAAACACAAAGTCGCGGATCACCGCGACGTAGCGGCCACGCGGCGCGGACGCCGCCAGGTCGGAGAACCGGCTGTCGGTGCCGTGCAGGTAGGTCTGCACCGGGTCCCAACCGTTGGCGAAGATGATGCGCTTGCCAAAGGCGGTCGCCGTCCAGTGGCCCGCGCCGGCGGCCGGGTTGTAGGTGGCGCCGGTCTTGGTGGCATCGATCCAGCTCGCAGAGCTGGTCTCCTTGACCCACAATTTGTTGGTGTCGCCGACCCACTCGGTGGCGGCCCCGGACACGTCCGTTAGCGAATACTGCCCGCTGACTTGGCTGGGCAGCGCGTCCTGAAACGGCACCAGGCTCGGCATCCCGGTGTACGAGCCCTCGGTCACGGCGATCACGTTCCTCGCCATAACCAAGCCCTGGTTGCCGACCGCCGGCAGGTCGGGGGTCCACTCGCCGAACGGCACCATCGTGAGCGTGCGGGCCGAGCGCGCCATCAGCCTCCGCCCCTAGCGGAGGCAGGGGGGCTCCAGAGCCAGCGGTAGCGGTCGATCAGGTCGGCGTTGGGATCGGCGAACGGCTCGTAACCACTGCCCGCTGGGGCATCGCTGATCGGCGGGTTGTCGTAAGGATTGCTCTGCCAGCCACGCTTGCTGGAGAACGGCTTGGTGAACGGCGATACCGGGTATTGCGGCGGCCACGCAGACTCCGCGTGAGGCCAAACCGCTGCCCCCATATCGTCCCGTTTGCGGGGAGCGAAGTGCCCTATATCGGGCAGCAGTTGATCGGGCGGATTACTGCCGCCATAGGTTTGCCGCAGCGCTTTCCACCAATCCGCGCTGTACGCCGCGCTGTCGCGGGCAAGCGCGTTTTCAGCGTCAGCCGGGAGGCCGCGCTGAGCCACCCGCATCGGGCCAAGCCTTGCTTGGCTCTGAGACAGCGCGTCCTTGATGTAACTGCCCAAAAACGCCGCTTGGGCGTTGGGGTCCTCGCCCGACAACGCGGCCGTCATCGCTGCGCTCGAGAGCGGCGGCGCGGAATCCTTGGGGCCTTTCAGCGCGTCGCGCAGGTAGTCGAGTATCGAGTCTGCCATCACCACACCGGGGTTGGGGAGCGCACCCGGCGGCCGAGTGGAAAGGCGATATCGGGCCGGATCACCAACTTGCCGCCGCCGACCCGACTACGCCGGTCCTCATCCAGGATTGAGGCGAAAATCGCCTCGCGCCGCGCCAGCGCACCGGCCACCCGCTCGTCGTTGGCGACAAAAGCCTCGAGCTCGGCCAGCGCGCCGAACAGGTACGCGTCGGGGTGCTCGCGCAGGAGCCAGTTGGACATCACATTCGGCGCGAGAGGGGTCAGCCCTTGCTGGTAGGTAATCAGGATCTCGTCGGTGTCGGCGAGCGCTGATGCAAACCGCAGGTTGAGGCCCTCGATCGTGTAGTACCACGCCTCGCTCGCGGTGAGCTGGTCGGGCGGCAAGTACGTCAGATTGACCGTGGGTGCAGGTTCAAGCGAGCTTGAACCGATGCCGCGCAGCCGGATCGAGCGCAGCGACTTAAAATCGTCCGGCAGGGCCACGACCGGGTCGATCACCTCGGCCCCCGCGATCAGCGGCGTGATCGTGAGCGGCGACAAAACCGCATCAGTCTCGCGCCAGCGCGTGCGCAACCGGCGATCCGCTTCGGCTTCGAACAGCCGGATGCAATCCGCCACATGCGGGGTCACCAGCGGGTCGTTGGGCTGCCCCAACCAATGTAGAAGACTGATAATGAGGTTGTTGTATGAACTAATAGACATCGTTACTTTCCAAGTAGTGAAATGCCTTCAACACCATGGCAGCTTCGTCAGAAAACAGGCTGAGGCCCCTATTGCAGTTATTGCACAGTAGACCACGGACCCTGCCAGTTTTGTGGCAATGATCAACGTCCAGATGTCTCGTCGGTGGGTTGCCGCATATTGCACACACGCCGTTTTGACGGGCGAGGATGTGATTATATTCATTTAGCGTGATACCATAAAGTACCTTCAACATCGTGCTTTTTAATTTCCTCCGGACTTCAGGAGTCGCCACCTTGACGCGTCTCAAGGCCAGCATTTTCTCTCGATACACCGGATCGGCGTGGTATCTCTGCTTTCTTCTTAGGTTGACTTTCAGCCGAGTTTCTTTATAACTTTGAACGCGCAGTATCTTAGCTCTATATTCGGGGTCGTTTGCGTATCGCTCCCGATTTCTGCGGTTTTGCTCGTCTTTGCGCCGCGCATAGAGGGCGGCGTACCTTTCCGTTATGCAGCCGCAACATTGCATACTCGACGTTGCTCGCGGCGCGACGTGCCCGTGAACGCACGGCTTCCCGGTAAAATACCGGCTTGATCCGATCTTCCTGGCTTCGGCTACGCTGCGGGGTAAAGTATCGGCAGCCTCTGGCATGGCTCACTCCTTGCCTGGGGTTAGGCTTGGCCGGGTGCGACAACACCCGGTCACGCCGCTCAATTATAAGATGAAACAGCGGGTATGCAAGTTTGGTCCGCCAGCTGGTTATCGCCATGCGGCTACAACCTCCAGCGGTGCGGGCGCAGCTTCTGGTACTCGATGTCGTTAAGGAGCTTTTTCACCTCCGGCCAGTGCCGCGGGTCCATCGCGTTGACGCCTTTTGTCACCATCCAATGGTGGACCAACTCGGTCGAAATAGATGCCACGCGGTAGCCGAACACCGGGTGCTTGTTTTCGTCGTGATTGTGCAGTTCGGCAATCGCATCGAGCTGCGGCTGCAGATCCGGCCCGGTGCGCGTGATCAGCGTTTGATCGCTGTCCTCGTCGTATTCGTACATCTCATACGCGCCGGTAAACGAGTCATAGTCGAACAAAAGTTTCTGGCCCATCGCACGATCCATGAATAACCCCCGGGCAGGGGAGGTGTGCCCGGGGGGTCAGGCCACAGCGGCTACGCACGAACGACCCCCGCCTCCGACCTTCCTTACGTCAGGTCGAAGATGCCGCCGTTGCCGACTTCGTTACGCGCTTCCAGCGTGTACTCGCAGATCACCTGGCGCTTGTCCGCGTCGCCGGTTTTCGCCAATTCCTCGGTCTTCATCGGTGTCAGCCAGCACAGCGCCCACAAATCGTAGCGTAATACCAGCGCGTCGCGGGCCCGCATCCACCTGTTCGGAATGATGGTCACGGTCGAGAAGTCGCCGACATAAATGTCGATCGCGGTGACGAGCTTCTTATTTGTCACTTCCGTCGTCTTCTGCGCATTACCGGGAAACGCGGAAGCAACAACCTTTTGCGCCGGCGGCACCATCAACACGTCGGGTTCCTCCGACGAGTTGGAGTAGATCGACTGCAGCACGGTCTTCAAGAACGGCTCGGTAAAGGCCCGCGTCGTCCCGTCAGTCCTAGCATTGCTGCCGTCGCCGGTCGGGTTAGTCCCCGTAAAGCTAGTGTTGGTCTTGATCCAGGCCAAGACGGCCGCCAACTGCGGCGCGATTGTTGTCGTGCCGGTCACCCGTGCCTGGTTGGCAAGCAACCCGGCTTCGATATCGCGCTTAACCTCCTTTATCTTGGTAGCGACCTGAAAACTCATCTCGTCGGAGCGGCCGGCCTTGTCGACCACCCGCGCCGTGCGCGACACAACCGCCGTCTCACCCGAGATCTGTGTGCGATTGCCGAGACGGACGGTTACCGTGCCCGCGCTGAACGCCGCGTCGTCGCCTTGTATCTTTGCGTTGACTGCGGGTGATCTAAGTGCGTGAGTTTGCCATTCATGTAAGACCTGGGTCGCCTTCCCCCGGTCGATATTGGTCATAAAGGGTGTCTCAGTAGGCGATAAATTATATACAACATCCGTCAAATCTTCTCTTAACCCCTGAATACCGGGGGCGCCGGCGAAGGTGGTGACGGTATTTGGTACAATAGCCATGATAAGAGGCTCCATCTGAGGGATGCGGGCGCTTCACAGCGCTCGCGAGGCCGCCTGCCCCTCGAGGGCGGCTTTGGGTTGGGGGCGGCGCGCTACAACAACTCCTTGATCAGCGAAGCAGCGTCGCGCACGCTGCCGCTCTCCTTCAGCGCGGACATCTTGTTTTGCATCCGGCGACCACGGTTGTCGGCTTGTGCCGGGGTCCCCGCCGACTGCATCGTCGGGGCCGGCGCCGCCTTTTGCTTGGCCTCGGCGGCCGCTCTCGCCGAGACGTGCTGGCGCCACTTCACCGCATCGAGCGCGATCGCCACTTGGCGGGCGTCGATCAGGGAAGCGACCTCTTCCGCGGTGACCCCGTAGTGCTGGGCCAAGTTGGTCGTCAGATCGCGCGTCAGTTGCTGGGCCTTCTGCGGATCGCGGAACTCGGGGACCCTCTGGATGAGGACCTCCTTCTGCTGCGCGATGATGTCGGCCCGCTGTCTCGCCTCCAGCATTTGGCGCTGTTGCGAGACCCTGGCATGCTCGCCTTGGAGGGTGTCGACCCGCTGCCTTAGCGCATCGCGATAGGCAGAAAGGCGGACGTACTCCGCGGGTTGCTCGACGCTGAGGCGCTGCCAGTCCAGGGCACGAAACTGCTCGAGTTCCGGGACCGCCAGGGCCACGAGCTGCTCGAGAGAGCGCGCGTAGGTGTCCTGCGCTTGTCCGATCGCCTGCCTTTCGGCCGCGATCTCTTGGGTCTTGCTGTGATAGTCGCGATCCCTCTCGCTCTCCCGCCGGGCGAGGATCGCCTGGGCATCGGGTGGGAGCGTTTGGAATACTGCGGCATCCTCGGCAGACCATGACGCGGGCGGGTCAAAAGCTGGCGGTGGAGCCTCTTCTGCTTCCGCCTGGCCGTCGACTTCGCCCTCGTCATCTGCCCCGGCTTCCGCCGGGGGTTCATCGCCCCCGCCCTCGGGGGCGGGGGGCGGTGTTTGCGGTGAGTCCTCCGACAAGAGGCCCTGAAGGGCCTCCATTGCCGAAGACTCGTCGTGTATTGCCGCCGGAGGCGGTGATGGCGCAACCGCGCCCTCGCCGGCCGAACCGTTCGGCAGCGGTGTGTCCGACATAGAAAAACCCTTTTATGTACGCTGTTTCAGCTTCCAGGCACCGACAAGCGCGAGCAGTTCGCCGCGCACGGCCTGCAATGCCCAGTAGAGCCGGTAGGCTTCCTCGCGCTCGGCAACCTGAGATGGCGCGGAATCTTTGAACGTATTCAGTAGCTTGTCGGCGACCCTCTGGTACGCCAGCTCCAGCACCGGCGACTCCAACAGCCGCGCCGCCTCCTCGCCGAGGACGTTGACGTCGGTGGGCGCGCCTTCAGACATCAGTAAGCGCCGCCGTTACCATTGCCGTTCGGCTTGGGCTGCGTGTCGCCCACCGTGTAGGCGCCCGAGGCGGCGCGCATCTGGATCTCCATCGCCTCGCGCTGGGCTTTGGCACTTTCGCGCATCTGAGAGACCACGATGTCGTTGCGCGCCTTTTCCTGCTCCAACTGAAGCTGCGCCTGCGCCTTGATTTGGGCGATCATCGCGTCGACTTCGCTCTTGCGCATGACCGCCTCCATCTTGGCCTGGCCCATCGCCATCTCGGACTGCATCTTGGCCTGCGCCTGCATCATCGCGGGGTCGGGCTTTGGCTGTTGCGGCTGGGCGCCCTGCGGCGGCGGGGCGGATGGGTCGGTAAAAAAGCTCTCCTTAAAGCCGGCATTGGCGGTGATGCGCTCGACCGTGTCGTAGATATTGTGGGCATATACCAGCGGGCCTTGCACCCCGCCCTGGTGCTGTACCATCCCCTGCTGGATCTGCAAAATCATCATCAGGTGCTGCAGGATCTGGTCGCGGTTGCCGGTCCCCAGCCCGACGCTGACCGTCGCGCTCATAGAGTGGCGCCACTCGCGCGGGTCCATCCTGATCCAGTCGCCGGTCACCTTGATAATCCGCGCCTGCTGTTGATGGCGGCGGATCAGGTCCAACACCCCGGAAACCAAGTCGCGCACGCCCTCGGCGAAAATCCGCGCTATCAGCTCGACCCGCTGCGCCGCCGCCTGCTGGATGAGATTCACTCCCGTAGCGGTTTTATTTAGATCGTCAGGATTGAGTCCTTGGTTATGTCTTGCAACCCCAGTGCGAATTTCCGCGGTCTGGTCGAGGTACTCGATCATCGGAAACGCGTGGCCGGCGACAAACGGCACGGTGTGCGGGACTATCGCCGCGGCATTGCGCGCCCGGATCACCCCGCCGGGGCGCCGGTTCAATAAATCGTCGTAGGTCTCGTCGGTGATGCCGTCCGCCCCGACGATGATCTCCGGCATGTTAGAGAGGTACAGATTGTCGAGCATCTGCCGGATCAGGACCGATTTGTAGTACTGCAGGTCCATCACCAAATCGGCCAAGCTGAGGCCAACCAGCCGGTGCGGGGTCGGCACCGGACAAATGCTGACCAGCGGGACCTCGTCGACCTCCTCGATGTCCTCGACACCCCCCTTGGTCAAGATGAGGCCGCCATCGGCGACTGATGTGACCTTGAGGAGCTCCGCCACCCCGTCGCCGTTCCGGTCGTAGCGCAGGTAGGATTCCTCCACGAGGAGGGTGCGCATCGGAAAATCGCTACGCTCGCCGCCCTCGGGGCTGTCGGAGAGCGCGTACCGCTCGAGCCGCTCGCCGGAGGTAGCCGTCCCGGCCGGCGCCTCTTCCAGCGTGTCCGCGTCGTACCCGGCCTCGATCAGGTCCGACACCGTCCGCTCGGTGCGATGGCACACAAACGGTAAGACGCCTCGCTTTGCGCGGCGGGAAAACAGCACTTCCTCGGGCGGCACATTCTCGATGCGAATCCGGCCGTAATCCAACGTGTGGCGCAATTTGCAGTCGTAGACCTTCACCGCCGCCGGGACCGGCTGCTCAAAGGAAATATCGACCCCGTCGAGCGTCCGGCTCGTCTCATTGATCACCTCGACATCGGGATCGGCCAATAGCGCCTGGTACTGCTCCTCCAGGAGCCCGGTGTAGTCGCGTATCTCGGTCTTCTTACTCGCGTCCCAGTAGCGTTTTACCCATCCTAACTTGCATAGCAACGCATCTTTAAACCAGTCGTGCAGGATCATGAAACCGGGGTTTTCGGTCATCATGATGTAGTTGACGTACTCGGTCGCCTGCACCGCCGCCTCGCTGTCCTGCTCGCGCAGCGGCTCGATGATCGCCAACTTGTCGCTTGCGGTAAAAATGCGCAGGAGGGCCGGAATCACCCACTCGATGTTTTCCATCACAGTCTTCATCACAACGAGACTGCGGCCCGAGGTCTCGTCGTCGCCGGCAAACCCGTCGCCGGCGTAATACTGCATCGCCTTGGAGCGGTCGGTCGACAGCGAGCTGCCGTCCCCGCCGACCGCAGCCGCCAGCTCGCCCGCGAGGCAGGCCCGCAGCGAATACGTCCGGTCGGAGTCCCGCTCCGACCGATACGAATCGTAGGCCATCAGGCGCTGCTGTCCTCACCCTGCAGGCGCGGGACGCGCCGGGTGCCCGCGCCCCCCTTCGGGGGAGCATCCTCGGCGACATCCACCCCGTCGAGGTGCTCATCGACACGCTTGCGCAAGGCCCCGTGCGCAACCAACAGCTCGTTGACCTGCGTCTCCAGCGCCTCCAGACGCTGGGTCTCGTCCATGGACATGCCCATTGGCGCACCTTTACTTCTTGTCGGAGGGGCGCGGCGCGGACCCGGTCGGCCCAGTGGCACCTGTTGCACCAGTAGGCCCGGTCGCGCCCGACGAGCTCGCCCCGGCCCCGCCAGAGGCAGCGCCTGCCGCCTCTTCGGTCTGCCGCCGCTGCGATTCCGCGCGATCCGGCGTCGGGGCGCGGCTCACCGTCCCAGCCCCCTCGTCCCGATCCTTCAGCGCTTGCCGCGTCGCATCGTGGCGCTCGTCCTGCGCCAGCTCCTCGTCACGCTCGCGGTTTTTCGTCGCCTCCTCATCGGTCTCGCGCCGGCCGCGCTCGCTCTGCACAAAAGGCGGCGGCACAACCAGCATGTCTTGGCTCAGCCCAGCCTCGATCGGGGGGGTGTAGTCCGCAATGTCGGGATCGTGCGCCCGCAAGTGCCGGATGATCGTCCCGGTGTCGCCAATCACGGCAAACGTGTCGCGGTGCTCGTCGTAAATCTGCGACACCGCAACCGCCCGCAGCGCCCGCTCCTGCGCCTCTTTATTGCGCCGCGCCTGCTCCGGCGTCCCGACATAGCCCTCCACCACCGGCGAGCGCCGCGCCTTGTCTTCGTCAGAGAGCGGCGCAATGCCCTGCCGCTCGGCAAGGCTCGGCTCCGAAGAGGGCGTCCCGTCAGGGCGCGTCGAGGGGCGTTGCTCGCGCCTTTCGCGCTCGCGCTTGTCGTCTTGCTCCCGTTTGTCGTTTTGCGTCTGCGTCTCGGTCCTGCTTTCCATCTACAACTCCTCTTACGCGATGTTGGCCCGCCGGTACTCCAACCTCACCGGCCGTGCCGCCGGCATCTCGTAAACAACCGCCATCAGCCCGGCGGCGTCGGCCGCGTGGCTCGCCCAGTCGTGCTCCGGACCCAGCCCGATCTCGCGGTGATCGTCGCTGCGCTTCTCGTGATACCAACCGAGCGCGTCGCGTCCGGCCTCGGTTGGGCGCTCAGCGAACCACACCGAGGGGAAAAGGCGGCGCAACGCCTCGATCCGCAGCCGCGCCGCACCCCGGCCCTGGTTGGGTATGACGCGGGTCTTAAAACCCGCGGCGCGGAAGGCGCTGTCGAAACTGATGTCGTAGATGCGGTCGTGCGTCCCGCCGTCGTGCGGCAGGATTATCTCCGCCTTCTCGTAGCCATGGTCGCGCAGCCACTGCACATGGACCGCTAAGGGCTCGCCAATCGCCTCGTAGTACGACAAAAGCCGGATCTCGCGGCCGACAAACTGCCCAATCCACATGGCAAATGCATCTGAGCGCGCCCCGGTGCCGCCGAGGTCGCAAAAAGCGCGGATCGGCAGGAGGGGGTCGCGGGCGACATGCCCGATGCGGCCCTCGCGAGCGGCCTCGGCCAGAAGCTTGGCGTAATAGGCACCCGAGTGGACGGTCGCAAAACCGCCCTCCCAGACATGCTCGTATATTTCCGGCCGCTTCTGCTCGTCCTCCCGCCGCAGCGCGTCCAAGGTAGAGGGAAACCACGGATTGTCGCGCCAGTTGCACTCGGTGATCTTGCTGTCGGCTGGGGGATTTTCGCGAAAGCGCTTGTGCGTCGCACTGGAGCGCCGCTCCGGGTTCCAGGTGATCCACAATTCCGAATTCGGCTCGCGGACGGTGGGGATTACCTTTACCCAAGAGGCTTCCGGGATGGCCTCGGCTTCATCAACCCAGAGTAAACGGATGCGGGAGAGCGATTTGACGCTGTCCGCGTTGTGGCGCAGGCCGAGAAAGGTAAAATCGATGCGGCCGTCACGCGTCCTGATGTACTTCTCGCCAATATCGTAGGCTGCGCTGAGAAACGGGTGCGCCTCGATCGACGCCTTGACCTCGGCCATCGAGCTGTCGGCCAGGCTGTTTTGGAATTCGCGCGCGCAGAGCACAATGCCCGTCTCGCCGGCCTGGGCGCACATCAGGCCCTTCGCCGCCGCCATCGTGGCAAAACTGCGCGATTTGGCGCTGCCACGGCCGCCATAGGCCCCGCGAAACTGCGCCTGCCCGGCAAAAATAGGCTGCAAGCGAGCGGGAAGCTGGATCTGCGCCGCTACCATGTCACAAGCGAGGCCGGCTCAACCCACCAGCCGTCCGCGTCGCGGTACAGCCAGCCGCAGGGGTGCAAATGCTCGTCAAACAGCACCTCCTGCGCGCAGAAGCCAAAGATCAAATCCGTGAGATCATCTCGCCAGCGCTCCGTAAAATCCCGCATGGCAACCGCCTACCGCCCGTAACGATAAGCGCCCATCAGCCGGATCATGCCCGACCCCAGCGTGACCTGGGCCTCTCCACCAGAGCGGCCGGTCCACACAACCTCGCCCGTCTCGTCGTCCGCCATCACTAAATCGCCGCGATTGACCGTCTCAAGACTGTCGCGCCGTACCGCCTGCCAGCGCTTGGCTTCCTCGCCACTCACCCGCATCGTGACCGCCTATCTGTAAAGAAGTGAAGACGAGATCCAGGGGACCCTTTCAGACCCGCGCACCTTGCGATAGCATCCCGCCCGGCGGCTAGGGCGACGGCCCGAATACCCGGTCTCACCGCACCGGGCCGCCGCCACCAAAATCCGATGGGACCCGTTAGAAAAATCAGGGGGACCCTTTTCGGGTTTTGCGGGACCAGCCGGCTAAAACGCCCTAAACGCCAAAACGCCTATGGCGGGGGGTATAAGGAGTGCGACGACGACAAAATCCGGGGGGCCCGTTTTCAATCCCTAAAATTCGAACCGATTAGCGTGGATCGGGTAATCCGTCCCGGCTACCCTGCGTCCAAGCCGATGCTACTCGCCCACAAAATCGCACTCGACCCGAACGCGGCGCAGCGCCTGTATTTCGCCCGCGCCGCCGGTTGTGCCCGGTTCGCCTGGAATTGGGCGCTCGCCGAATGGCAGCGCCAGTACGAGGCGGGCGCCCAACCGTCCGAAGTCTCGTTGCGGTGCGAGCTCAACGCGATCAAGCGGGCGCAATTCCCGTGGATGTACGACGTGACCAAGTGCGCCGTGCAGGAAGCGATCATCGACCTCGGCATGGCGTTCCGGTCGTTCTTCGAAAAGCGCGGCAACTATCCCAAGTTCAAGCGCAAGGGTGAGCCCGCCGCGTTCTGCGCCGCCAACACGGCGGGCTCGTTCCGCACCGACGGCCAGCGCATCAAATTGCCGGTGATCGGCTGGATCAGGATGCGCGAGGCGGTGCGGTTCTCCGGCCCGCTGAAGCGCGCTACGGTGTCGCTGTACGCCGGGCGCTGGTTTGTCAGCTTAATCATCGATACGCAAGACGTGCAGCCGGTGGCGCAGCCCGAAGCGGTGGTCGGCGTCGATCTCGGTATCTCCGCATTGGCGACGCTCTCAACCGGCGAAACCATCAAGGGGCCAAAAGCGCACAAAGCCGCCCTGAAGCGGCTGCGGCGGCGCAACAAGGCGTTGTCGCGCAAGCGGCGCGGCTCGGCCAATTTCCGCAAAGCCAAAGCACGGCTGACAAAGCTACACGCCCGCATCGCCAGCCTCCGGCGCGACGCGACGCACAAACTGACGACCGGCTTGGCGCGGACCTATCGCGTGATCGGCATCGAGGATCTGAACGTGCGCGGCATGGCGGCGAACCGCCATCTGGCGGGCGCGGTGACCGACGCCGGCTTCTACGAGTTCCGGCGTCAACTCGAATACAAGGCACGACTCTACGGTTGCCGGATCGTGGCCGCTAGCCGCTGGTATCCTTCAAGCAAGACCTGCTCTTGCTGCGGCGTCGTCAAACCGACGCTGGCCTTGGCGGAAAGGACCTTCCGCTGTGACGACTGTGGTTTCGAGACCGGGCGCGATCACAATGCCGCCCGCAATCTCGCTGGACTGGCCGCAAGCTCTGCGGTGTCAGCCTGTGGAGAGGAACGCTCTGGCCCAACTCGCAAGAGCCGGGTGAAACGGACCTCCGTGAAGCAGGAAGAGAATACTGCGCCCATAGCTGCTACATGACCGATCGGTGCAGCCCTTTCGGAGCGGCAGACATCTCAGTGCTGGTCCCCATTTGGGTGGTGCAGACATCTCAGAGCGGCGTACCCCCCTGCATTTGCGCGCGCCGGGGGGTCCCCAAACGCACTGTGTGGGGGGGGGTGGGGGGGCCTCGAGGACGTGGCGCGGGTTGAATCGAATGCATGCCCGACCGGATGGTCGAGGCCGCGATCCGTCCCTCGCGCGCGCGCGCGTATATATATAAGGACTCGTCATGCCATCCTGTCGCGCATGACCCTGCCCTACTGCGCATGTCGCAGCTGTGTCGCACTAGCATCGATTACAGGCTTTTGCGACACGGTTAGCGCGCACGTCTTAGACCTAGTGCGACAGCTACTTCTCATCCTGCTTCACGTTGGCGAGCGGCAACTGATCTAGATCGACTGGCGAGGATGGCGCGACAGCTACGAGCTCTATACGCGTCACAGTTTGTAGTGGCGCGTCGGGATTGCCTTCAACTGTCATACGATCGCCAAACTGGCGCGGAAACAGCTTGCTAGCGATCCATTTGCGGCTGTCAACCTGCAACCGAGCGGCTTGCACGACGGAATTATCGCTACAGCCGGCGACAGCGTCCGATAGCTCGATAATCTCAGCCGCGTAATGATCGGCGAGAGCTTCTCTCGCGCGCGCGTAGTGCGGACCGAAGTTGAGCTCTGGATCGGCCGCCCATTTACGCACTGCCTTTTCATCCGGCATATGCGGATCACGGCAGATTTGCCGTAAGCTTTCGCCGCTCATCATCCGATCTATAACTTCGCTGGCAAGCTCTTCCGTATACCGCACTGGCGCGCGCACGGTCCGTTTAGCCTTCCTGCCATTGATCTCTCTTAACGGCGGCAAGCTGTCCCGATCAGCCCTCATTCCGATCCCTACAATTGTACACGATAGTTGCCGCCGATCGCACAATCACGCTTGCATCCCAGCACGACTAACCCTAGATTAGCACCTGTAGCCGATGCATGGTGCATTGCAGACAGCGCAGAGGGCGCGGATCATGACACTATCAAATCGCATCTACCTCCGCCGCAACGGCGCCTTACTATTCTGGCGCTTGGGCCGTGTCGGCGGCAGCATCTACATCTCCGCCAATACGTCGTGCGACGAAACCCGGGCGATCACGCGCACGAAGCGCGCCAACATGCGGCGCGAATTCTACCGTCTGCGCCGCTGGTACGCGGCGGCACTTAACCATCAAGCCTAAACTCTACTCCTTCCCCAAGCCTCCTTACGGGGAGGCTTTAGGAAGCGGTAGGGACTGCTTCAAAGCCGGCGCAATGAGCGCCGCACACAGCGCATGGAGCGCGAGACATGACGACGTTACGGTTCTCTCAGTTTTTCTCTGTCGACAGCCCGAAGGCAATCAAAGCGGCAAAGTTCCACTATCTGAACGCGATAAATTACATGGCGCCGCACAAGTCTGGCAATGTTGGCAATCTCTGCAGTCACGCAAGCCCCGGCTGCATCGCGCTCTGCCTTGGCTGGTTTAGCGGCCAGGCTGGCATTGTGACGAAAGCGACGGGCACCAGCAAAGCGCGCCAGTCTCGCATTCGCAAAGCTGAGTACTTCATGAACGATCGCAAAGCCTATCTGCGCGAAATGTTCACTCACACTGCCAAACTGATTGCCAAAGCGCGGCGCCAGAACCTCACCCTATGCGCGCGGCCGAACGGCAGCACGGACATAGCCTACGAAGGTCAAAAGCTGATCGTAGACGCGGCATTTGCTGCGCAGCTAAGCCGCCTATCTGGCGAGACCATAGAGCCAGGGACGCATAGCATTTTCTCATGCTTTCCCATGGTCCAGTTTGTCGATTACACAAAGAACCATCTCCGCTTCAACCGCCCGCTTCCTGCCAACTATCATCTAACGTTCTCTCTCTCTGAGACAAACGAGCAGCACGCGCTCGATCTTCTCTCACGCGGCCACAACGTGGCAATCGTGTTCGGTTGCGAGCGGCCGGCAACGTGGCATGGCTATACGGTAATCGATGGTGACGAGCACGATTTGCGTCATCTCGATCCGCACAACGTAGTGGTTGGCCTAACACCGAAAGGCAACAAGGCAAAGCGCGACGCGTCGGGCTTTGTGGTGCGCAGCATCGCCACCTAGGCGATCGCTTACAGCGAGGCCCGGCTTCGGCTGGGCTTCATTATGGCCGCTATGGCCGCTTGACGGAGGCAATAATGGTTAAGCGTGACATTAACAGAACTGGCCGGCAATGGTACACGGACGCGTTTCGCGACTACCACTATTCGTCTGCGGAGGACGCTCGCGAAGCCGCCAGCATGGCGGCGCACTTTGCCGCCGAGAAAGTAGACAGATGGGAACGCGATTTGCTCGCCACGATCAGGGATTGCGAGAGCAATAGCGATGACTACTCCCCCGCTGGCATCGTTGAGCTAATAAAGGACATGCTCCAATCGAGCATCGAGCATCGTGAGATTATGGAAAGTCACGCCATAGATGAGGCGATGTCCAAAGCACTGCACTATGGCCGCTCGAGGGAGATATGACTATGGCCGGCAGTCCAATTCAACTATGGCCGACTATGGCCGCAGGAGCCACCATGCCGACAGACCTATTCCGCCGCATTGGCCAGTCTCTCTATGGCCGCCAATGGCACGACACTATGGCTGATGCACTGGGCATTAACATAACCACAATCCGACGCTGGGCGAGGGGCGACCAGGTCATACCACAATTTGTACCGGAGCGTTTGCTTATGCTATTCGATGAGCGCATAGAGGAATTGGCGAATCGTGCGTTAGAGCTCGAGGACGCGACCGGCCTACGTCGTAAAGCGCGCCCCTAGCGAATTGTACTATGGCTGCTAACTCAGGGCTAACCCACACCGAGCTTCGCGCGTTGCTGCGCGATCTACAACTCGACCTCGCCGACCTGGCTACTCTGACCGGGGTGCAACCCAACACCGTGTATCGCTGGCTGCGCCCTCCGGATGCTCACCAGGCGCTGGCGGTCCCCGTGTACGTCGCCACCATCCTGCGCCTGCTGCGGACCACCCCTTCTCCACTATGCCCGCAAATCGTCTCCAGAGGCCGCTGAGTAGCCTGTAGGGGTATGGCCGCTACGCGTGGGTGGTTTTGCCTTTCCTGCGCTGTACGGGGCTCCCAGACGTTTTTTGCCGCATCGCCC